CTGCTTACAAAAATGCCCGATATGAACTCTCGAATTGACGAGGGGGATAAAAAACAAAGCACATCATTCAGCAATCTTCGTAACTTAACTCCGCAAGGGAGACCTATTCCGTTATTGTACGGTAAGATGATGACCAGTCTTGTACTGGTGTCTCAAGGGATTGAAACATTTGACGATGTTTAGGTAGTAAATCAGTATATCACTAATAAATTTAACCGCTTATAAGCACCGCTTATAGGCGGTTTTCTTTTAAAGAGGTACTTATGGGCGGTAAAAGCCAAGGTTCAGCGCGCACACCACATGAAGCACCTGATAGCCTTCGTTCTTCGCAACGATTACGTGCTATTGGTTTAATCTCTCTTGGGCCAATTAAAGGTCCAGCCAATAAATGGAAATCAACTTACTTTGACAATACGCCAATCCAAAATGCAAACGGTGTTGATGATAATGATGAGTCAAGTTTCAATTTCAAAAACACAGAGATAGCATATACACTTGGCACGCAGGATCAAATGCCGCTACAAGGCTTTGAAATGTCAGAGCGTGAAGTATCAGTTGGCGCTGAAATTAAAAATGTTAGCCCTGTAACAAGAACTGTCATTGATCCTGATGTTACACGTCTCAGAATCACATGTGGCGTAAGTGCGTTATTTTCTCAAAATGATAATGGCGACACTGAGGGAACATCTGTATCACTTGAAATCTTAATCAATGGGAAAAGCCGCACTGTAAAAAACATTAGTGGTAAATCATCATCTCGTTTTTATCGCAGTTATATCATTGATAATTTACCGCCTAAACCATTTACCATTACCGTCAAAAGATTAACGGACGATAGTAAATCACAGCGGTTACAGAATGGCACTCACTGGGTCAGTTATACAGAAATAATTGACACCAAACTGTCATACCCAAACATGGCATTAATTGGTATTAAAACTGATTCGCGCTATAACCCAAATTTCCCTAATGTGAATCTATTGCTTTATGGCCGATTGGTGAAAGTGCCAAGTACATATAATCCTGAAACAAGAACGTATGCACCGGGTATTTGGCGCGGTGACTGGAAAGAAGAGTGGACTGATAACCCCGCATGGATTTTTTACGACTTAGTCACTAATTCTTTAGCTGGATTAGGTAAACGAATTGGGGAATATGGATTAGATAAGTTTCAGCTGTATCAAATTGCAAAATACTGTGATGAATTAGTCGATGATGGATATGGTGGCAAAGAACCACGAATGGTATCTAATCTATGGATTACAGAACAGCGTGATGCCTATAACGTGCTATCAGACATGGCATCTGTTTTCCGCTCTATTGCAATATGGAATGGAACGCAGTTTTCAGCCATCCAAGATAGAACATCAGATCCAGTTTGTTTATATACTCAATCAAATGTAGTTGATGGTAAATTCTCTCGCCAATTCGCAGCAGGAAAGACAATTTTCACCGCAGTAGAAGTTGAATATGCTGATGAACGTAACTTCTATCAAAAGACGGTTGAGTACGTTGCTGATGATTTAATGATTTCTCGCTATGGCTATAACGTTAAGAAAATTACAGCTTACGGCTGTACAAGTCGTGGGCAAGCTCACCGATACGGCAAATGGGTATTAGAAACATCTCGTCTTGAACAATGTACAATTACCTTTGTAGTAGGTCGCCAAGGATTATTGCATTTACCAGGTGATATCATTGAAATTGCTGATAATGATTTTGCGGGTAAAACACTTGGGGGACGCGTTGTAGCGATAAACGGAAAGACAGTAACGCTTGATCAACCTGTAGAAATTACTGGTAATAGCTATTTAAGTTATCTCAATGATGAAATGCAGTTGGTGAAAATCAAAATCATCAATGTAGATAATACAAATAAATCAGTTGTTACATTAGAAACCAATCCTGTTGGTTTAAACGTAATGGATGATTGGGTATTAAAAACACCGCAAGTATCTACTCAGCTTTACCGTGCGCTCGGAATTACTGAAAACGATGATGGAAGTTATACCATAACTGCGTTGCAGCATGAACCGCAAAAAGAAGCGATTGTTGATGGTAGTGCAAGCTTTGTGCCAGTTGTTACAACTATGCACAATGGACTAACAAAAGTAACTAATGCTGATGTAGTTTATAGCGCTGACGGTATAAAACTCACTTGGTCAGTACCCACAACAGATACGTTATTAACCTATGAAGTGCGGTTATATCGCAACGGAAAAGTTTTTAAAACATATCTAAACTTAAAAAATCCAGAAATATCATTTGAAGGATTGCCTGATGGTAGTTATACCGCAGAAATCAGAGCTAAAAACCAAAGTGGCCAACTGTCAGATCCCGTAACACGATCATTTGAGATTAATCTCAACATCCCTAGATTTGTTACTAAATCATTGTTGTTTGCTATTGAGCTTGATTGGGATCTGCCTAAGACATTTACATCTGGGTTTAGCACTGAGATTTGGCGTAGCAATACAAATGACATAAGCACTGCAGTGAAAGTGGCAACACTGCCATATCCTCAAAGTAACTATGTTATCAATGGTGTGCCTTTATCGACAGGTTATTACTTTTATTTGAGAGGAGTAGATAAACAGGGAAATAAAGGTGAGTTTACCGAAGCAGTATTTGGCGAAGCAGACCATAACCCTGATAACTTGTTAAATGCGTTAGAAGGGAAAAGCACCAAGTCACAACTTGGCCAAGAGCTTATCAACTCCATTAAAGCAGATATTAATAATGCTGTTGGCGAAGAAGCTAAAACAAGACAAACCGCTGTTGCGGGGGCATTGGCTCAAATAGCTGCACAAGCTCAATCATCAGGAACTGCAATTAAAAATCTTGAAAAAGCAGACCAAGCACAAGCTGAAACAATTAAAACTGTGACAGCGAAGGCTGAATCAGCTTTATCAGGCATTACTGCAGTAAGACAGGCACAAGCTCAAAGTGATAAAGCAAATGCACAACAAATTAAGGCTTTAACCGCTAAAGTTGGCAATGCTGAATCAACAGTATCACAGGTGAGTAGTGCTGTAGCGGGACTTAATGGCAAAGTTAGCTCGATGCACACAATCAAAACACAAGCTATTGCTGGTGGACGGACTGCTGTTGCTGGTATCGCACTTGGTGCAAATCAAGAAGAAAGCTCGGTCATTGTTATGGCTGATAAATTCGGGATTGTGGCTAATGCGAATGACGGTAATGTAAAACCAGTGTTTTCTGTTGCAAATGGGCAGGTTGGTATCCGTGGCGATTTGGTTGTCGCGGGGAGTGTTACCAATGATAAGTTGAGTAGCGGTAGTGGTGCTAATTTGCTAACAAATCCGATTTTTTCGAATCCGACAAATGGTGTGCCTTATGGGTGGTCTGGTTCAACTAATGTCCCTGCTAACAAATTGGGCGAACGACAATGTATTCAAGATCCAGATTGGGGTTTGAGAAAAGGAGGTTATTTACCTAGTGAGAATGTTGTGCGTTGGCATAATTTAAGAACTGGGGATAGTAATACAAGATCAGGTATTTCTCAAAACGTTGCTATCAATGCTAATACTTGGTATATGCTTAGTGCTTATATGGGTAATCATAGATGTACAACAGTTCAGATTTATATCGACCAACGTGGAAGAAATGGCGAATATTTAGGTAGATTGACTAAAAATTGTAGAGACGGGTATAGTTTTGGAGGAATAAATTCCGCGGATAGAGTTTTTATTAAATTCAAAGCTCATTCTCAAGCAGTTAGCCTAGATGTGCATTTCTTCTTTTATGACGCTAAAGTAAATGAAACAAACTGCTATATGTTTGTCGCTCGTCCAATGCTCGAAGAGTGTACCGAATATAGTACAGAACCTAGTCCTTGGGCAAATGCGGGTGTAACACAGCTTCACGGTGGTAGCATTATTGCTAACACAATCCGCGGCGACCACATCCAAGCCAATCAGGAAATTAGAGCGCCAAGAATCACAGGTGGAACTATTACTGGTAATACCGTCAACGGTGCAACAGTTAATGGTGGCACGGTTAATGGTGCTGTGGTAAGCGGTGGCACAGTAAAAGGTGCAATTGTCGAAGGTGGCGTAATCAAAGGCGCAAGACTGGAAGCTGTAACTGGTAAATTTAGTGGCACACTCGAAGTTAATCAGTTGGTTGGTGGCAATTTGTGCGAGGTGTTTGTAGCAAATATCAATATGAGAACAGTAGGTTCGAAAAATGATGAGGTCACTTTTTATACCACTACAATTCGCATCAACCCATCACCAGTTAAACGCATTGTGTTTATCGTTAATTCTGACGTTAGCTTTGTTGTCAATGCTAACGAACGAAAAGAATACTATTATTCGAAAACATCTAGAGGAAACCACCCACCAGAGGTTTTTAACATTGGCGGCGGCAATCCAAAAATCTGTGTTACAGCTTACGCTGTATCAGATTCAAGAACAATCTATCAATAGGTAGATAATTTAAAAAATGACCGCCCCTTTTTTTGCGGTTTTTTTTTTGTGTAAAA